GGCGGTGGCGGTGGTTCTGTTGCGGCTGATGACATAACAACGGGCGATGCCGCCGTAAGTATAGCCACCACATCAGGTAATATCACAATTGATGCTCAGGGCGGCGATACAGATATTATCTTCAAAGGCACAGATAGCACTTCAGATATTACAGCACTGACGCTTGATATGAGCGCGGCTGGCAAAGCGATATTCAATGCTGGTTCTACATTCGCTGATGATGTGACGATTACCAGTGATGGTGTAAACGGCAGTGCAAACTTGATGCTCAACAATTCCGAAACCAGCAATAATTTCGGAAAAGCGATTGAGGCTTATAGAAGCGGCATAGGGGTGGGACAACGGCACCAGATAATGCTGGGTAAAGATGCAAGCAACTATGATACTTCCACTTTGAGTTTCTATTACGCTGGCAGTGGTAGCACTTCAAACCGTTTTGAAATTGGGTTCTGGAATGCTGATAGCTTATTGAATGTCGTAGCTGACGGTAAGGTTGGTATTGGCAAAACAGAACCCGCAACCACTCTTGACGTAAATGGTACAGTAACAGCTACTTCATTCATTGGTAACACACCAGCAACTGCTTATTATGATTCTTATATTAGTGCTGATCAAGATTTGGGAACATCATTTGCGGCGTTAGACTTTCAGACAAACAGACAAAACGTAGGTTCAGTTTTCACTGAAAGCGGCGGCGAGGTGACGGTTAGCACTGCTGGGACTTATATGTTTTCTTATCAAGTAACAATTGGACAAAGTGCTACAGCATCCAGAACTGAAGCCGCAATCAAAATGCAGAAAAAACCATCAGGGGGTTCTTACAGCGATATTGCTGGCACTTTGTCAAACACTTACAATAGAAACAACGCGCAAGACGCAACCACGGCTTCAGCATCTATTATATTTACAGTCACCGCTAACGATGTTTTCCAAGTGGTGGCAGAAAGAAGCTCTGGCTCTGGCACTGTAAAAGCCATAGCCAACGGCGGCAGGTTCAATATTTTTAGGATAGCCTAATGGCAAGAGATGTCACATCAAACATGATTGCACAAATGGAAGCGGCAACCCTGCAACCATTCTTGGCGTTCAAGTTAGATTTTGAAAGTGACCCAGTTCTGGCATGGACAGGCACAGGCAACATCACCATCAATTCAGAAGAATATATCGGCACTGGCACATTCATCGGAATTGATAGGGTTTCAGAGACTGCCAATGTGCAGGCCAACGGCGTCCAAATATCTATCTCAGGAGTGCCAAGCGACCTCGTATCATTAGCCCTGAACGAGAATTATCAGGGACGGGAGGCCATCATTTACTTTGGCACAATGTCAAACGGCTCCGTGGTATCGACGCCCTATGCGTTGTTCAAGGGTTTTATCGATATTATGACCATTCAAGAGAACGCAGATACCAGCACCATTGGGCTGACCGCAGAAAACAAACTTATAAATCTGGAACAATCAAAGGTGAGAAGATTCACAAGTGAAGATCAAAAGATTGATTTTCCAGATGACAAAGGTTTTGATTTTGTCGCTGGCCTTCAAGATAAAGAAATCGTCTGGGGTACATAATGGGTTTTTTCAAAAGATTTGTAAAAGCACTCACTAACCCACAAACGGTAATCACAGCGGCGTTGATGGCGGTTGTGAATCCAATCGGAAGTTTGACGTTTCTTGCCTCTGCCGCAATTTATGCGGCGGGTACGGCGGCAATGTCGGCGCTATCGCCTGTTCCAGAATTGCCAGATTTCTCAAGCTTCACAAGCCAGAGCCAAAACAGACGGCAGATGATCAAACAGCCCACGCAACCGCGCAGGGCAGTCTATGGCACAGTCAGGGTTTCTGGTCTTTTGGCTCATATTGAGTCGACGGATAATGACAAGTATCTTCATCTGGTTGTTACGCTTGCAAGCCATGAGGTTCAAAGCATATCAGCGATCAGGCTGAATGATGTGCAACTTACGCTAGACGGAAATGGAAATTGCACATCACCAAGTAGATATGCGGGTTTGGTGAGGGTGAAAACTCATTCAGGCGCAGATGATCAAATAGCAGACACCGATCTTGTGGCAGAAAGCCAATCAGGCTGGACATCTCAACATCGTTTGAGAGGCGTGGCGTATCTTTATGCAAGGCTGGAATTTGACAGGGATGCGTTTCCGAATGGCATCCCGACCATCACGGCTTTGGTATCTGGCAAGAAGGTATTTGATCCAAGAAATTCATCAACAGCGTTCTCTGCAAATGCGGCCCTGTGCATCAGGGATTATCTAACTGACACAAGATATGGAGTCGGCGCGTCTTCAGGTGAGATCAATGACACAAGTTTCACAACCGCCGCAAATCTATGTGATGAGAATGTAACGCTGGCGGCTGGTGGAACAGAAAAACGCTACGAGTTTCACGGGACAATCGAATCAGCAGAACAGCCAAAGCGAACGATTGAGCAAATTTTGACATCATGCGGCGGCGTTCTTTTTTACACCAACGGGCAATTCAATCTCAAAGCCGCTGGCTATGTAAGCCCAGCAATCACGCTTGACGAAGGCGATGCCATCGCTGGACTGCAACTGCAAACCAAGCAAAGCATTCGCGATAATTTCAACGCGGTCAAAGGCGTATTTAGCCCAGCAACCACAGACTATGTGGCGGCAGATTACCCTGCATTCCAATCATCTACATTTTTGGCAGAAGACAATAACCAGTTGAAATTCCTGGAATTTAATCTGCCATACACAAGCTCTGTAGCAATGGCTCAAAGGCTTGCCAAAATAGCCCTTTTCAGAAATCGGCAACAAGTTGTTCTGAATGGCACATTCAATCTGAAAGCATTCCAGTTAAATGTCGGAGACACAGTTCAGATAACCAATTCCAAATTCGGATTCACCAATAAGATATTCGAGGTGGCGCAGTGGGATATTCAAGCCGACGCAAGCAATGTCGGAGTATCGCTCCAGTTGCGAGAAACCAATAGCGCGGTATATGACTGGAATGCGGAAGAGGCGGCATTCGCGCAAGACAACACCAACCTGCCAGACCCGTTTGACATCACCGCGCCAAGCGTAGTCGCAACCGATGAGCTTCAGTCGTTCAACCAAAAGGCTCTGTCTGTTCTCGTTGCAGAGGTCACATCTGGAAATACGTTTGCTGACCAGTTTGAGGTTCAGGCCAAGAAGGCGGCTGATTCAGAGTTCATTTCAATCGGCACCTCATCATCAAACAAGTTTGAGCTTGTGGATGTGGAAGATGGGGTACTCTACGACGTTAGAGCCAGAGTGATTACAGCCTTGGGCGTTAGGTCGCCATTCACTACAGTCCAGCACCAGATTGTTGGTAAGACCGCGCCGCCAGCTAATGTTAGTGATTTTGCCGTCAACATCATTGGCACAGAGGCGGCTCTAAGCTGGACGCCATCCACAGATGTTGATTTATCCCACTACATAATACGCCATTCAAGCCTCACCACGGGCGCACAGTATGGGAACGCTGTGACGCTTGCAGAGAAGATTTCAAGGCCAGCGAACACGGCGACGGTTCCTGCCATGACTGGAACATATTTTATCAAGGCGATAGATAAGCTGGGACTGGCATCTTTGAATGCAACGTCATCCGTCGCCATCATTGAAGCTATCAAAGGCTTTAACTCAGTTACCACGACAACACAAAGCCCATCATTCAGCGGCACCAAAACAAACTGCGTAGCGACAACTGAGAATGCTTTGATTATGGACACAACCGTCAACTTTGATAGCGCGAGTGGCAACTTTGATGATGCCGCTGGCTTATTTGATGGCGGCGGTGGGTCAGTTCAAAGCACAGGAACTTATGAATTTGATAGTCCCGTCGACCTTGGCGCAGTCTACACCAGCCATTTGACCGCCAACATCACGGTGGAGCGGGTTGAATATCTGACTACGTTTGACGCCGCACAAGGTAATTTTGATGATCGAACTGGCAACTTTGATGGAGATGTTCAGGCATTCGATGACACCAATGTAGAGCTTCAGGTGGCGACTACTGAGGATGACCCCAACAGTGGGTCACCTACTTACACAGCGTTCAGAAAGTTTTTTGTGGGTGATTACAAGGCAAGGGGCTTCAAGTTCAAGGCCATACTCACAAGCTCTGATGCACAGGCTTCACCAAAGATCACGGCACTGTCAGTTTCTATTGATATGCCAGATAGAACGCTTGCGGAAGCTGACTTGGCTAGTGGCACAGGCACCAAAGCAATAACATTCAGCCCTGCTTTCAAATCTCTTCAAGGTTTAGGTATAGCGGCCCAAAACTTACAAAGCGGCGATTTCTATGTTATAACCAACAAATCGGCAACGGGATTCACCATTCAGTTTTTCAATAGCTCGAGCGCAGGGGTTGATAGAACATTTGACTACGTTGCCCAAGGCTTTGGCGAGGTAGCGGCATAAGGAGAAGACATGAGTCAGAATGTACCCATAACGATTGAAGATCAGGGCTTTCCTGCGTTCCGCACAGATTTGAATAATTCCTTATCTGCGCTTTTATCCATAAATTCTGGATCATCACAGCCATCAACGATGGTTGCCTATCAACTCTGGTATGACACAAGCGCCAACATTATCAAACAGCGCAATGCTGATAATGATGCTTGGATAAACCTGTTTGCCGTCAATCAAACAGCGGACACCGCATCACCGTCCACCATTAATATCGCCAACGATACCACTCCTCAGTTGGGCGGCAACCTAGATGTGAACACAAAAAATATTGTGTTCGGTGATAGCGGTGGGGCATCTGATGACCGTCTGGCTTTTGGTGCGGGTACAGATTTATCCATCTATCATGATGGCACAAACTCAAATATCGTTAACGCTACAAATGAGCTAAACATACAGGGTGATGGCATTACGCTATTGAGCAACTCTGGGGGTGAGGAATACATCACTTGTGATCTGAATGGTGCCGTTACCCTATATCACAACGATGTCATCAAAGCCGCCACAACTGCCACGGGGCTTTCTATTACGGGAACAGCAGTTGCCACAACAGATACCGACACCAGCAACACGGGCAATGTAACTCTGGATTTTGGCACTAACCAAAACTTTGTTCTGACGCTGACGGGCAACGTGACGTTAGATAATCCGACAACTGAACAGGTTGGCCAATCTGGGTTTATCGTCTTTATTCAGGATGGTAGTGGCAATCGCACAGTCTCACTTGGCACTCAATACAAAACGTCAGGCGGCGTGAATACGCTTTCTTTGTCATCTTCTGCGAGTGCAATCGACGTTGTGCCATATATTGTTTCAGCGGCAGATAGCATCTTACTTGGAACACCGCAGTTGAATTTCAGTTAGGAGCCTCAGATGTCAGGCCCATTCGGCGCAGGCGCATTACAGTATTTCAGCGGGGAGAAAAACTTCTACCCGCATACGCTTGATCAATCATTGACCTTTACCAAGGGCAATGGTTCGTTTCTGGAACGCAAGCCTTCAACAGCTGGGAACACTAGAGTTTGGGCGTGGAGTGGATGGATTAAAAAAAATGTTTCAAACGTATCAGGCGGGGGGCAACCTTATCTCTGGTATGCGGGGGATGCCTCAAGCAACGACACAGGAATTTATATTTATGGCGGGACAGGCTCTGTTGCTGATCAAGTAGTTATGGAGCTTATAACCGCATCCCCCAGCGGTAGCTCCAACATAAGAACAGATGCAAAGCTGAGAGACACAACTGCTTGGTATCACATCGTCGGCATTCTTGATACGACGCAAGCCACCTCATCAAACAGGATGAAGCTGTATATCAACGGGCAACATCAAACAGATTTAAGCTCATCAACTTACCCAACGCAGAATTTTGAGGGCATAGTCAACAACACGACTTATGATCACTACATAGCCAACAGGGGAAGCTCAGAAGCAAATATGTATATGGCGGAAGTCAATTTCATTGACGCGCCCATATTCACAGCGGCCACAACATCAGGTAGTGCCACGGTCACTGGCATATCCAGCACGGCATCATTAAAAGTGGGCATGGCTGTAAGCTCATCAACGACTTCAGTCATACCTGATGGCACCACCATTGCGTCTATTGATTCAAGCACTCAGATCACGTTATCAGCTAATGCAACCGCCACAAATGGCTCCGCTCCTCTGTCATTCAACGCGACGATTGATTTTTTTGGGGAGACAAAACAAGGCATCTGGATTCCAAAAAAATACGTTGGGCCATATGGAACCAACGGATACCACTTAAATTTCCGCGATGATACGACTGTTGAAGGGTTTAATACTGTTACCTACACTGGCAATGATTCTGCCAACAGCATTAGTGGGATAGGATTTTCACCAGATTTTGTTTGGCTCAAGCAAAGAAATGCGGCTGAAAATCACTTCTTAACTGATTCAGTTCGTGGCGCAGGTTTACATCTCAGGTCTGACGCAACCACCGCAGAATCAGACAATTCTGCTACATTTACTTCATTTGATGGCGATGGGTTTTCATTAACGGGTAGTGGTTCTGCAG